TTTTGTGCAAGAAGTGCAGGTCAGATGAAAAAGTTTCCCAAAGCAGCCAAGAATCCTAACAGCAGATTAAGACAAGCCAGAAAGAGATGGAAATGTTAGCGTTATCAGGTTTCTTCAGCAAACTATCCGTGTACTTTTGGAGAAAACACGTAGATCAATTAGAAAGGCAAAGGCATGCTTCAGGCATTAATTGGCCCAGTAGCTAATCTAGCAAGCACTTGGTTTGAAAACAAACTAGAGAAAACTAAAGCAGATGGCAAAGCCAAGATAGCAGAAGCTAAAGCTCGTGCATCTGTTGCAGAGAAAGTTGCAGCAGGCAAAGTAAAGTGGGAAGGAAAGATGGCAGATGCTACAGTAGATTCGTGGAAAGACGAATTTGCTCTAGTTGTACTGCTTTTACCTGCGATACTGGTTTTCATACCCGGAATGAGAGAGTATGTTAAAGAAGGATTTGAGGTGCTTGCAACGTTGCCTGACTGGTATCAATACTTATTATATATTGCTATATCTGCATCGTTTGGTATAAAAGGTGTAGGTCAAGCAGCAAAGATGATAAGAGGTAAAAAATGATAAACTGGCTACTACAATTATTTAAAAAACATTCAGGGGATTTATCTAAACATAGACTTCATACAACCAAGTATGAAGATTTGTGCATGTAAAGGAGAAAGACATGGCAGCAAAAAAGAAAAGTGGTGGATCTAAACCAAAAAACCCATCATTATACGCAAGAGTAAAAGCAGAAGCAAAGCGTAAATTTAAAGTGTACCCATCAGCGTATGCAAATGCTTGGTTAGTTAGAACATACAAGAAACGTGGTGGAACTTACTAATGGGCAAACCACAAGGGGGATTAACGAAGTGGTTTAAAGAGGACTGGCGAGACGTTAAGACTGGCAAGAAGTGTGGTCGGTCTGGTAAAGAAAAGAAGTCTAGACCTTATCCTGCGTGTAGACCTAAAGCTGTTGCAGGCAGAATAAGTAAACAAGAAGCAAAGAAAAAAACAGGTCCTAAAGCTGTTAAGTGGTCTGTGACTGCATCAGGTAAAACAAGAAAGAAAGCAGCAGAGGGTGGCAGAATACACAGAGGTAGAAAGGCAGAGATGGTATGAAGTATGATAGAGAAACATTAGTTAAAAAGATAGCTGAACACGAGGGCATCGTGCTTGAGCCTTATAAAGATTCTCTTGGAATAAGCACCATCGGTATAGGTCGTAACCTCGAAGGTCGTGGTATAGATGATTATGAACTTATGCACATGAACAAAACACTTGAAGAGATAGTATCTAACGGTTTAACAGAAGATGAAGCATATTATCTTTGTAATAACGATATAGATATTGTAGAAAAAGAATTACTTAAACAAAAACCAATCGTAGAAGAACTTAACGAAACAAGACAGATGTGCCTTGTAGACATGGGATTTAATCTCGGTGTACCAAAACTTATGAAATTTAAAAACATGTGGGAAGCCATAGAAAGACAAGACTTTGAATGGGCATCAGCCGAGATGCTTAACTCACGTTGGGCAAGACAGGTAGGCAGACGTGCAGATAATTTAGCAAAGGCTATGGAAAATGGAGATTGGAGTGACTAAGAAAAGATGCGAGACTTGCGAATGTTACGATTGCGACTGCGAAGAATGTTCATGCGATTGCCACCACAATGATAGAGTTTCTTCTAGTGATAATGCTCGAAACAAAGATAATAAACCAAACACAGAGGTTTCGAAATATAGACAGATGCCTGTATTTTGCTGAACGTCTAACAAAACAACCAACGATACCTTCTGAGGAAGGAGATAAAAGAATAATTGCATATTGCAAGCCAGTAAACAAGTAAGGGGAATACATGTTAGCAGAGCTTGCCGCAGCCAATGCGGCTTTCGGAGTCATAAAAAGTTTTGTTTCCAACGGAAAAGAACTTGCCAGTTGTGGCAAACATATTTCCGATTTTGTTTTTGCTAAAGAAAATATAGAAAAAGAAGTACACAAACAAAAAGCAAAAGGTGTTACAGGTGGTGATTTAGAAGAGTTTATGGCTTTAGAAGAACTAAAGCAAAAAGAAGAAGAACTTAAACAAATAATGATTTATGTAGGCAGACCCGGATTATGGGCAGATTGGCAAAAATTTCAAGCACAAGCAAGAAAAGCTAGAAGAGAGCAAGAAAGATTAGCTCAAAAAAGAAAAGAAGAGATAATGACAGTAGTGCAGTGGGTTGTAGGGGTATCATTAGCATTTGTAGGATTTGTAGCTGTAGTGTATTTTGCAGCGAAGTGGGCAGGTAAGATTTAACTTGCAATAATCGTAGTTTATCTGTATAATTGGACAAAGGAGCATCCCAATGAAAACATTAGCAGCACAAGCATTAGCTTACCAGTATAAGCTACAAATAGAAACTGCACAAGCAGTTATTAACAATACTAACGCAGGGTTGGATTTTATTGATAAGTCATTGGATGACGTTATCAAAGCTACAGAAAAATTAAAACTTCTTAATGCTATGGTAAAAGAAAATACCACAGTGGATTCTTTAACTGAAGAACCTGAAAAGAAAAAAGCGTCATAGTGGCGAAAAAGAAGAGAGATCCTAAAGTTGGAACTGGAAAAAAGCCGAAGGGTTCTGATAGACGTTTATATACGGATGAGAACCCTAAGGACACGGTTAGCATCAAATTTGCTACAGCGGCAGACGCTAGAGCAACGGTTGCAAAGGTTAAAAAAATTAAAAAACCGTATGCAAGAAAAATACAAATCCTTACGGTCATGGAGCAAAGAGCAAAAGTGATGGGTAAGACACAAGTTGTAGCTATAGCAAAACGAGCTAAAGAACAATTAAAGAAAGCACATAAGAGTGGTTGATTACAAAATAGTAAAATTAAAAAAAAAATTTACGTTTATTAATACCACTAAATAATAAACCTTACAAGTTATCTCACCCAGAAGAGATAGCTGAACTAAATAAAAAATTAAATAGTCCGTCAAGAGTAGCCAGAAAAAGAAGACACTACTTAGAAACTAAAAAAACACAAGAGAAAATTAGACATGGCGAGCAGTTATCTAACATTAATAAACAACGTACTGAGAGATCTAAACGAGGTAGAACTAACAAGTAGCACTTTCAGTTCATCAAGGGGTATACAGACTGCAGTAAAAGATTATGTTAATCGTGCAATAGACGACATAATTAATGCAGATACTGAGTGGCCCTTTACAGTTACAGCAAAAACTTTTACCACAACTGCAGGAAAAAGATTATATTCTAGATCAGATTTAAGCACAACAGATACCAAGACTATTGATTACGATAGTTTTACATTTCTTGAAGCTGCAGACAAAACAGAAGATAAGCTAGAGTATTTAACATTTAGTGAATACTTAGATCTTTATCACGAGAGAGATACAGATCCCACAGGAAACTCTAGAGCTATACCTGAGTTTGTTTATGAGAACCCAGATCAAAGCATAGGTTTATCTCCTGTGCCAGATAAATCGACATACACTGTAAAATATTTCTATTATGCAACTCATACAGCGTTAAGTGCATCTACTGATACATCTCTCATACCAACAAGGTTTGAAACAGTTATAACAGAAAGAGCAAAGTATTATGCTTTTACTTTACGTGGTGAAGTACAAAATGCACAAATGTCACAAGCACAATTTGACAAATCAATAAAACGTATGCGTGTTGAATTGATTAACAAACAAATTTACATGAGAGCCGTTTAATGCCAGAGTTGAGCCAAACAGGTGCTTACCCTTTTATATGTGAAGGTGGATTAGTTAAAAATAAATCTACTTTCATAATGAAACCGGGGGAAGCAATTGAGTTACTTAATTTTGAACCTGATATAGAAGGTGGCTACAGAAGAATAAATGGTTTTAATAAATATGTAAGTGCTGTTGTACCACAGACAAGTTCATCTAGTGAAGAAGTTTTATTGGTTACAACTTTTGGTTCAAAGGTTGTTGCAGCAAGAGGTGAAAAAATATTTACTGCAGACGCAGGTGGATCAAGTTGGACAGAGGTAGATACTGGTAGAACAAGTGCAGGAACGTACACGTTTGAAAGATTTAACTTTGACGGTAATGATAAAATAATTGTTGCAGATGGCAATAATGCACCAACAGTATTTAACACATCTTTTACTGCTACAGACGTATCATCAGCAGGAAGTGGAGAAGTTAGTACCGTAGTGACAGGTGCTAAATTTGTAGTGTCTTTTAAAGAACACATGTTTTATGCAGGCATGTCCAATACTAAACAAGAGTTAGTTTTTAGTGTTCCTTTTGATGAAGATAATTTTGCTACAGCTAGTGGTGCAGGTAGTATACGAGTTGACGATGAAATAACAGGACTTAAAGTTTTCCGAGAAGATTTATTTATATTTTGCCAAAATAGAATATTTAAATTATCAGGCACATCAAGTAGTAACTTTGCAATAACGGCTGTAACAAGAGATATAGGTTGTATAAACGGACAAACAATACAGGAATTTGCAGGTGATCTTATATTCTTAGGTCCTGATGGATTACGTACTATTGCAGGTACTGCAAGAATTGGTGACGTTGAGTTAGGCACTATAAGTTCTAATGTGCAGTCTTTGTTTGATTTTAATTTAGCTAACGCTGCAAAATTTACATCTATTGTTATACCAGATAAAACACAATACAGAATATTTTTTACAAAAAGTGATGTAGGTGAAGATTTAACAGAAGGTGTTATATGTGTCTTAAAAGGACAAAACTTTGAATTTTCAGAGATTAGAGGTGTAAGACCAACAGCAACTGATACATTCATAGATCAAGGAAATGTTATATCTATACATGGATCAGGTGATGGATTTGTGTACAGACAAGAGCAAGGTAACGATTTTGATGGCACAGCTATAAACGCTAGATACAGAAGTCCTGATCTTACTTTAAACGATCCGGGTATAAGAAAAAATATGCAAAGAGTAATTGTAAACTTTTCGCCTGAATCATCTATAGATGCAGATCTTTTTCTTCGATATGATTATGAGTCCAAAGAATCTGCAAGACCTGCAGCTTACCCTTTAGATTCAGCAGACGTGGCTGCAATATATGGGACAACGAAATATGGTTTAACATCAACACCAAAAGGAACTTATGGTGGTTCATCACAACCTTTATTTAGACAGCCTGTAGAGGGGTCTGGTTTTGCAGTAGC